CTTACCAACATGATTTTATCCTTTTATTTCTTTTTCCCGGCAACCTTATCAACAACCTTATCAAGATCCTCTTCCGGGGAGTTCTCGGCTTCCTCTTTTACGAAACTGAAAGCCTCCATTTCCGATTTGAAAGGTACGATCTTGCTGCCTTTCGGCACCCAGGACATATCTTCACCGGCGTAAAGAGTTTCCTTGCTTCTTCGGTCTACCGCGACATATCCGGCGTCGGAATACTTCTCGACTCCAAACCCAGACATGGGATCTTTCTTCCCTTTTGCTGCTTTCTGCTCACGGTCAATCTTCTCCTGGTCGTACTCTTCATACATCGAAAGTTGAAGAAGATGATCAACGTGCTCCTGCTTGGAAATATCGCAAACAGAGGTTGATTCTTCCGGTACGCTTACTTCACGCCAAACTTTTTCCTTCGTGAATCTCCCGTTGGCATCCTTTTTAAAATCATACTTCTTTTCCTTATGGTACTGCGTCCCCGGTACAGGCATGAAAATATATTTCGTATTTTCCAGCGTTACCGTGGTTGGTCCAATTCTTCGTATCATACAGTGAACTTGCATTTTCCTATGCCTCCTTAAAAGGTTTTATCCTGGGGCGAATTATAAGCCCGCCCCACGGCTTTTAATGGTTAAGGTTCGTCTACTAACAGCCCCAAGGTGAGGGTTCCCGCTGCCGCTGTTCCGGGGACTGCCGGGAACTGAATCGCAATGATACGGTCATACTTGGCGTCGACTCCGATATTGCTCTCAAAAGCCAGTACGAAGGTATCCACTCTGCCGCCTGCGCGACCGATTGTCGAAGCAGTGATAAGGTTCTGGCTCGATACCAGCGCGGGGTAGACTGTCGTGTCCGTTTGTCCGCCAGAGTTGTAATCGGCCGCCACCTGAGCAACATTTGTCCCCACGTTAAACTTAATACCCGAAGTGCCGGCAGGCGATTCGTTGAGATAGGTATTAAGAACGCCTACCGTAAGGGTGAGAAGCGGAGTCCCGTTTGTGTCAAGGGCTGTCGATTCAATAAAAGCATCGCACAATTTATGACCGGCAGGCAGAATGCCAAGAGCGATAATCTGTGTGGTAATCAAATCTGTGGTCAATACGGATATTGACCGCACGTCGTATCTGGCGCCGGGAATCCCCGTTTTGGGCGGATTGGTGTAAAGATCGGGCGCTATTTTAAGGGTGTTTGCCATAACTTTTTACCTCCTTTAAGGTATTATTTTATTTTACGGTCTGGTTGCGGCCGTGTCTATCGCCATCACGCCAAAATCGTTACCATTGAAGGTAACTTTCTTGAATCCCCAAATGGTGTGGGTTGTGATGATGACTTTGTTACCATTGTCGCGCGTCTCTTCGTTCCAGCCAAAACGTAAATCCTGGCCGGGAGAACCAAAGGCGATAACACCCGCCTGCATACCGCAGAACAGAGCACGGGAAGCACTCACGGTGCTGGCCGCTCCGTAATCGGTAAACCGGATGATGTTTGGATGCGAATGGAGCATAACTCCGTTCCACATACCGATTCCACCCTTGATGAAGGGGGTATCTTTGCCAACCGCGGTCGTGATTGCTTTCTGTATATCCGCCCAATCATTCGTGGTGGTATTCCTGCGCAGGTCAAATTTCTGGTAAGGATCAATGACCATCAGGAACAGCTCTTCGCCGTCCACTTCGCATTTCTGGATCTGCGGGATTTCGGAAGAAGCAGGACCGCCACCGCCCATCATTTCCGCGTAAGCTACTGCGCGGTCGATAGGAAGAGTCGACATCTTGTCGGTTGCCGCCAAACTTGCCTTTGATGTTCCCACGCCGCCGTAAACGATATGATTCGAATCCGGAGACGTAAGGCTGTTGTTGGCAAACCCCGAATAAGTCGTAGGAAATACAAATTCGGTGTTGGTTCCGCGCGAGCCGGCGAGATACATCATGATGATCTCGTCGAATACCCTTGCCCACCAGTCAATAGACCTGGCCCTTGCGATCTTGCGCAGATCGTGAAGAGTTCTTTTACGCGTCATTCTTCCGCCGCAATCGGCGCCGCCGCGCATCTGATCAATGTAAACATTATCAGTATAAAAACCCAAGCCTTCCTCTTTTCCGTGTAACTCGGAATCACCTTCGACCGGTTGCATATTTAACTGCCATTGTATTCGAGATTATTCGCTACTTAATCTCCGCCCTAACGGGCTGCTTTATCTTTCGATAAAGAATAGGTCATATCATCATCCATGTTTTGGATGCTAAGTGCTTCGGGACGCTTGCCCCTACTCCCTTCCGGGATGACCGTCGAAGCTTCTTGATGAGGGCATACTCCATTATTCCTGCGTTTTCCAGTGTTACAGTTCCAACAAAGAAGTTGATATCTTTCTGGAAAATTCTCTTGAATAATGCGGCTGTAAAGACCGCCCTGTGAGTATTGCTTGCGCTCAATGTGTCCATCATTATTAACGTGATCAATAGTTAAGAACATATAGTTTGATTCCCCACAGCATTTACACACGTTCCCGTATGCTTCGTAAACTTTAATGCGTTGTTTATCTCTTGTGTGCTTAGCCCATTTTTTGCCTTCCGCCCTTGCTTCGTCAGGGTGTGACGCCCGCCATGCTCTCATTTTGGCGTTAGCGGTCTCCCTGTCGTAGTTTGAACGAAAAAGACTATGGTTATATGTTTGCTCACATTCGATACACATACTGTGTCTATATACTCTTTCTTTCTTGTCACGGTTACGATTTTTGACTAAACGGAATTTTTCAATCCCTTTAGCCGTTTTGCACACTTTGCAAGTCTTTTCTCCCTCGAACAAGCTCGCCTGCTGATTGGCCATTTCGCTATCCTCCACACTGTATTTATGAACTGATGACATATTATCACATATACAGTTAGAAATCAAGGTCAATCCATGAAGTTTTTAACTTTCACGTCTAATTTTTCAATTTGCGTTGTAGTATTCATGGCTTTAGGCTATTCCAGCAATCCTCTTAGTTATTCAATGCTGCTCTCGCAGCAAGGCGACTCGTTAAAATCGATAAATCGTAAGTGATCTGTTCTCCGGCATCCGATTCCAAATCGGTTATCTGCCAGATCGGTTTGGTCGGGACTTCGCCCTTGCCCATAAACTTCCGTGTCCAATAACCTTTTCTGCCGACGTCTACCGCAAGGTTTCCGGAATATCTCTTGACGGCCTTAGCGTCGTTCAGACCAATGATAGTCTGTCCCATAATTTGTACCTCCCTTTAAGAGTAGTATAAGACCGTCCTGGGCCAATTATTTAGGGCTTCTGCCCTACACTTTGCTGCTTAAAATGCTGAATCTCTATAAACTTGTTGGCGGTTATTTTGAGCACCGCGTTCCTTCCAGCCTTTTCAGTCAGGAAAACCGACACGTCATAAGGCTTGTCCGACGCCGGCACTTTCAAGACCAATTCGTCGCCAACCTTGATTACTTTTATCAAACAACCCACGCTATTCACTTGCCTGCCCTGTCAAGATACGCTTGGCGTGTCTTATCGGGCATCCTTTCCAGAGCGTTCTCGTATGCTTCTCCTGATAGTTTGTCGATCAGCGCAAAACTATCGTCAATGCCGTCCATGTTTGTAGCCGCTGCGGGCACATCCGCCAGAGTCTTTAGGCCCGGTTTCTTTGCCGCTGGCTTGTTTGTTTTATCCGGTATAACCTCTTTCTTTTCCGCGGGCTTGATTCCAAAAGCTTCTTTTACCGCTTTGTCCGCCTTGACTAATACCTGCATTCCCGTAAGATTAGAGTTTGCGGGATCGCCGGTTATTGATTTAACCATTTCCGTCAATGCGCCAAACAGGGCATTGCTCTTAATTTTTGCCGCGGCGTCGACTGCCTTTGAGGACATATATTCAGGCTTGGCGTTGAGAAAGTGAATCTGCTCTTTTTTCCAAAGCAAATCGCTCTTTTTCTCTTCCACCGCAGCCTTAGACGCTTCCCACTCTTCCTTTGCGGCGGCGTTGATGTCCATCGTGTGCTTTATGATCTGGCGGTTTAGTTTATCCCTGCCGTTCTGGTATTCATCCGCCGTAAGATCACCATCGTCATATTTCGCTTTAAGCTCTTTAAACTTTACTTGAATTTCCGGCGATATAACCTCTTCTATTTCCTCCGGTTTATCAGGGACTTTCGGCATTTCCGCTTCTGTCAGTGTCGGCCGGAAAGTCAAAAGAGTGTCGTCAGTTACTTCCACGACTTCTTCTTTCTTGTTCGCTGCGTCAGCGATCTTCTCCGCCTCTTCAATCTTGGCAATCTCTTCAACTGTCTTGCCTTCGGTCTTTGCCCTTTCTGCTATCCGGGCATCCTCGGCGTCCTTCTCTTCCGCTGCCCTCTCCTCTGCCGTTTTGTTTTCCTCAGCAATCGCCGCAAGAGCGTCTTTCTCTTCCTGCGTCAATTCCTTTTCTTCCGGCTCCGGATCATCTTCCGGATTTTTGATACTATCCAGAATCCCGGCCTTCTCTTCATAGGACAAATCCTGCCACTCATCAACGGAGTATCCATCCGGCGGAGCATCAATGTTGGTAGGTATTTCGATATCCACTTTCACTTCTTCCTCTTTGGCTTTCGTAACCATCCTGTTTTCCTCCTAATCCTTAAAGTTTAGCCTAGTGTATACGCGTACACGTCGCCTTTGTTGGTTGTGATGTAGGCAACCCCCGAATAAACAGCTATATTCGTAATCCCTTCGCTTACCAGATTCAAAGCCAAACCTTCAGAGGCGGCAGTTGAAAGCGTAAAGGAATACACCTTGCCTTTGTCGGTGCATACCAAAAGGTGTGTGCCGTTAATCGCCATATCGACGATTTTTTCAGTTACCGAAGCCACAATGCCGGCATAAGCACCGCCAGAGATCGTATATTGATGAATTTTGCCATTATCCCCGGCTACCCATAAAGAAGTGCCGTCTGATACTATTGCCGTCGGTTTTACTACTTGCGGGGCGTATGCCTGCCCCGTCCCGGTGAAAGTCTGAGTTGCCATTTTATAATTCCTCCCTAAAGATTAATTGTTAGTTGTCTCCGCCTTTTTTACCAAGAGCTATCGCGTGCTTAGTTTCGGCCAGTTTACCTTTATTCTCGTCAAGTCTCCGAGTCGCCATCTGGTGCATCCGCTTCAAGCGTTCCGGATCTTTCTTGACTGCGTGGTGACGAATGGCCGCGTCTAAATCCTGTCGTGCTTCCAGTTCCTTGTCTTCCTCTTCCCGTGAAGTAGGGACTTCTATTTTGCCCGTTTTCTTCTTTGCTTTCTTTTCGTAGCCCATTTGATAAACCTCGCATATTAAGTTTGTTGCGTATTTTGAGCTCTCGGCTCCTGACCTTCAATCGGCGCTGCTGCTGCCTCCGCGAAAATATTGTCTGCTGCTGCTGCCAAATCCGGGTTTGCTTTTAATACTCCGGCCACTTCCAACGCATTTAAGAAGCCTTGAAGTTTTACCATGGCACCATCGATTTGATCTTTGTCCGCTTTGTTTTTCAGTCCAAGGGCCTTATTCTGCTCAATCGCCAGTTTCGCCTGGATAAGAGCCTGTTGAATTTGCTGGTCTTGCTGTTGCTTCTGCTCTTGTACCTGTTTCTGTTTAGCGGCTTCTTCTTTTTCTTCCGGAGTCTGCTCGTCTTCCGGTGCCTGTTGCCCGTTAATCTTCCGGATCCTGGCCACAACTTCATCTTTCACAGACAATTCGTCCATAAGCTCAAAAGCCTGGTCAAGAAGCGCAAGCGCCACATTCGGCATGGACTTCGAGAAGTTTGTGATCAGTTCCATGAAGGTAGCCAGCATGGACTGTCTGAGCGTATCCTTGAAGCTCTGCTTGCTGACGATGTAATCAGCCTTGCTTTCGGTAATATTGTTGAGGATTTTCCCGTCTTTCTTTTCGTTGATCTTAACGAAGTCGTCTTTATTTTCGTCTCCGGTGACACGGTATTCCTTTTCCTTGTCGTAAAATTGCTCAATCAATGAAAGCCGTGTTTCTCCTTCCAACTGTAAGGCCAGATAATAATTATCAAAGGGCACCGCACTTGTCGTATGCCCTTGTTCTTGAATGTTTTGGATTGCCTTCCCCGAAAGGTCTTTGCGCACCGTGCCTTTGTTTTCAGGAGTGACGCCGGATATTGACTCGATAAACCTCTCGTCGTCTCTCGACATTTCAAGATCCGCGGAAGCTAAATCTTTTTCGTCCTGTATCTTAAACTTGTCCATTTTGCCGGCTTTGACTTCTACATATCCATCGGGCTTATTTACTTCTTCATAAGCCTCTTTCTTGTCATTTACAGCTCCTTCTTCCGCAATTATTCTATTGCTGGTAAGTCTGAATAATGCACGGGACCGCCTCTTATTGAGGTCGCTTTGAGGATCCCTGAGGTCACGAATGACGCCGTAAGGCATATTGTCGCGCTGCCGACGATAACAAAACATCGGAACGAAAGGGAATCTGTTATGATTATACGGCGTAAGATCGTCCTGAAGGAGAGTACCGCCAGCCCAAATTGCCTGCCGCACTGTTAATATTCTGGCGTCGGTCAGGGTGAAATAGCCGCCGCGGACTAGGTATTGATGATCTGCCATGGTCGGACGGAAGATAGCGCCATTAAGAGCACCATAAGGAGTGTCTTCGTCACGCATTTTAAGTATTTTGACATTATCGGGTACCCTGTACCAGGTTTCAACCAATTTCAAGCGTTCCCTCATGCCGTCGTAGTTCCCTCCGAAGAGGGAGTCAAGGTCGCTTTCTAAGTCGAATTCCGAAGCTACGTCGGTAATTACGGCGTCGTCTGGTAGGTAGGGATAAAGGGAATTCACGCCTTCGGCCACCACTTTTAGCCGATCTTCGCGTTCAGGAAACATCCCGATAGCTATGTCTAAGTCAACCCACTTCTCGCGGATTTCGAAACGCCAATCTGAGCCATCAAGAGAAAGGCCAAGATGGTCATACCACATATTACGCCAGCGCTCTTGCCGCATAAAAATAGGTTCGTCGTCATTGCTCCTGACGCCGTTTTCCAGCCAGCCTAAGCCCGCCTTAATAGAAGACTCAAACGCCTGGGACTTCTCATACTCGCCCCTGGAAGTGTCCGAAGTGTATTTCATTAGTTTTGTTTTAGTCTTTGCTGTGTCCGCTCCGGCTTTTTTCCTTGGGAGTACACGACTGTCGATACGCGCCTGCCTCTCAGTCCCCAGCATCCAGTTGATTGTGTTCTTGGTTACGTTAAAGACAAGCGGCGGCTGGTTTCGTTCTGTGAGGACGTGCAGGTCTTCCGGTCCAAGCTGTATCCCGTCATAGAAATCTTCATCAGTAGCCATTTCCATGCGGTTGTCTGCCTGTGCAACGCGGGCTTGTCTGCGCCAATTCATTAACTTGCGGAGTCTTTCTTGATAGGGGGCTGTGTCTAGGTAGTGAGTCTTTGACGAAGTAAACGAATCCGGCGCCTTCTTGTCCTTCAGAAGAGCCGACG